ACCCGGTACAGGAAGCGCAATCAGTTGCGAGCGACGGTAGTGTGTTGTTAAACTGTTCATGCGTTAGTTTCTCCACAGTCACGACACGCCACGGCGCCCGGAGCTGCACACTCGCGGGCGTCATTACTTTCTGAAATGCAAAAAATTTTGTAGACCAGTGCTGCATGCTCCTGCAGCTTCGAAATTGAGAGGTACAACTCGTCGTTAATTGCTGTCTTCTCATGCGGTTCCACTACACCGTCTTCAATTGCTGAACGAATCTGTTTTGAATAACTGCCGATCTGTTCAATGACCTCCAGCAGGCGTTGGTTGATATCGGCGTTGTCCACATCCTCGACGTCAGGAAGAGACACAAAGACGCCATTTGCAGACTGCGCCACAGCATCAGCAATGAAGTGAGTGCCACCAGCACGCTGTAAAACCATTGCCCATCCCAGCGGGAAAATCTGATCGCCATCTGCACGAAGGCGGTTGAATAAAGCGTTTTCTGTTACATCGAGCCAGTCAGCCGCTTCAGCGTAACCACCCGGCAACGCCGCGATAGTTTTTCTGACAGCTTTCACGTACCACTCAGGCTGTTTTTCTATTTTCCAGTGATGCTTACCCACGATTAGCCTCATCGTTCTGTGGTTAAAAATTGAAAGTGTTCTGCTAATCTTTCGGATAGATATCCGGTCTTAAGTCAGATTTCGTAATTGCACCTGACGTGCATTGCTCAAGTTTTTTAGCCAGCACAAAACTGGCTTTTTTATAGCCATTGAAAACCAGCCGTAAGTAGCCAGGTGTTGAGCCAACTTTTCCGGCCAACTCGCCCTGCTGTTCTTTGGTTAAAGAGTCCCAATACGCTTTCATACAATATGTACCTCCGGTGTACATATTACATGATTGAAATGAACCTTCAAGATACTTGTACCTTAACGGTACAAGGGTTTTAATTTCGTTATGAAAACAATCCATGACATCCGGCGGTCTAACGCCAGAAAACTGAGAGATGGTGTTGGCGGGAATTCTTCCTTTGCCACTATGATTGATCGCGAGCCAACCCAGACCAGCAGGTTTATGGGAGATGGTGCTACTAAAAATATCGGTGACAGCATGGCACGACACATCGAAAAATGTTTCGACCTGCCTGTCGGATGGCTCGATCAAGAACACCAGACAACGAACATCACAAAAAAACCTGATGTTTCAATCACTAATAAACAAATCACATTAGTCCCTGTCATATCATGGGTACAGGCCGGAGCATGGAAAGAAGTTGGATATTCTGAGGTTGATTTGAGCACAGCAGAAACGTATCCCTGCCCTGTACCCTGTGGGGAAATGACTTATATCTTGCGGGTGATAGGTGATTCAATGATTGATGAGTACCGCCCGGGAGACATGATTTTTGTCGATCCTGAAGTACCTGCCTGCCACGGTGACGACGTTATTGCATTGATGCACGATACAGGTGAAACCACCTTCAAAAGGTTGATAGAAGATGGGACACAGCGTTATCTCAAAGCGTTAAACCCAAACTGGCCTGAGCCTTACATTAAGATCAACGGTAATTGCTCTATAATTGGTACAGTGATTTTCTCAGGAAAACCAAGAAGATACAAAATCAAAGCCTAATCAATGTTTATGAACCTGCTTCGGCAGGTTTTTTTATACTTGACAATGTACCTTTGAGATACATAATGTACCCAAGCGAAACAACGAACAGGCAGGACGCCCACGAAGTAGCCGCCTGGGGCATATGAAGTCCAGGATGATTCGTTAGCAACAAAAAAGCGCCCTACAGGACGCTTAGCTCTTTAACAATCTGGTCCCCATCAACAAGTAACTGATAACTTGAGGAGATGTGAAATGCACAAAACAGAACCCAAAATCGTCGCGCCTGGCTACACAGATGAGGAAATTTATGAGTGGATGACAAAGAAGCTGGCAGCTATAAACCAGCTTCGTGAAGTGCTGTCTTATCGACAGGAAACAATAGACTCCTTAAAAAAACTGGATCAGGAAATCACGGTTTTATCACAGGATGTTACTTTAGATATTGTGCAGACAAATTAGGATCCCATTCATTTTCGTCAAAATCATCAAAATGATGAATTTGTGATCTCCAGTCTCGATAATCTAAAAATTTCTGGGCGGTTACGCTTATTTTATCAAGTGTGAGTTCATCCTGAATTGAAAGAAGAAGTTCATCAAATTTCATCTCATTAATCTGTTTTGGCATCCAGTGATGCTTCATCAGAATAAGGTGAACCAGAGCCTTTTTCCCATTCAACTGATTATAGGGAGTGCCGAATTTCTTCCGGTGCTCATGTAAGACAAGGTCCAAAAGAGTAAGTAATGTTGCCCTTGATTCAACTTTGCTTATTTCGACTGATGACACTACCCCACTGATTTCAATGCCCCGATACTTTCCAACATTTTCACAGTGGGATTTGTACAGCGTATAGATATTACCGGACATTTCTTTTCCTTTTGCGTTGTTGGGGATAACCAGATTAACCGAATCCTTGTTGTTGGGGAATAACTAGGTCCACCTCGCCTGATGTGGCTAAAAGCAGGCACATAACAGCTAAGTATTTTCAACCAGAGAGAATCCTTAGCGTTGTGGTGAATGCGGCTCAGCGCACGCGGGTTAAGGTTGAGGCTGACAGTCGACCTTCTGTGGATACCCACCCGCCTGGTGTGCAACCTTCGCCAGGCACCGGGAGGCACCCGGCACCACAACTTTATGCTGTGTGTAGTCCTCGCGGTACCAGTTTGTACACTTGCTTCCGGCTGGTACCGCTCTTTTTACAAAACAGAGAAGAGCATCACCGGACGACGGGCTCATAACCCAATCCATCCGGGCGGCTGCCACCGCAGGTGTTCTTCTCTGTTTTGTGGAGAAACTAACCGCCCCTACGGGGGCATTTATGGAAATGTAATTGACTCAATAATCGCCGGACGGTGAGGGCTTCCTTTTACCGGAATTCAGCGCGGTGCAGCGCATATACGTGGAGAACAAAATGTCATTTATTAAAACTTTTTCCGGGAAGCATTTTTATTATGACAGGATAAATAAAGACGACATCGTTATTAACGATATCGCGGTTTCCCTTTCAAATATCTGTCGCTTTGCAGGACATCTTTCACACTTCTACAGTGTCGCCCAACATGCGGTGCTTTGCAGCCAGCTGGTGCCGCAGGAATTTGCTTTTGAAGCTTTAATGCATGATGCAACAGAAGCATATTGCCAGGACATCCCCGCACCACTGAAACGCCTTCTTCCTGACTATAAACAAATGGAAGAAAAAATAGACGCCGTAATCCGTGAGAAATACGGGTTACCCCCAGTTATGAGTACGCCCGTGAAATATGCCGATCTCATCATGCTGGCAACCGAACGCCGCGATCTCGGGCTTGATGATGGCTCTTTCTGGCCTGTACTGGAAGGTATCCCGGCAACAGAGATGTTCAACGTGATTCCACTGGCACCGGGCCATGCCTACGGGATGTTTATGGAACGCTTTAACGAGTTATCGGAGTTACGCAAATGCGCATGAATGTTTTCGAAATGGAAGGGTTTCTTCGTGGGAGATGTGTACCGCGAGATCTGAAAGTAAATGAAACAGATGCTGAATACCTGGTGCGTAAATTCGATGCGCTTGAAGCTAAATGTGCAGCACAGGAAAACAAAGTAATACCAGTGTCAACTGAACTGCCACCAGCAAATGAAAGTGTTTTGTTATTCGATGCTAACGGAGAAGGCTGGCTAATTGGCTGGCGTTCTCTCTGGTACACCTGGGGACAAAAAGAAACCGGAGAATGGCAGTGGACATTTCAGGTCGGGGACCTTGAAAACGTCAATATCACTCACTGGGCAGTAATGCCAAAAGCACCGGAGGCTGGAGCATAATGACCACTTTTACCGACAAAGAACTGATTAAAGAAATTAAAGAGCGTATCAGCAGCCTTGACGTGCGAGACGATATTGAGCGCCGTGCTTATGAAATCGCACTCCTATCTCTGGAAGTAGAACCAGATGAACGCGAAGCTTATGAATTATTCATGGAAAAGCGTTTCGGTGACTTAGTAGATCGTCGGAGAGCAAAAAACGGCGATAACGAATACATGGCATGGGATATGACTCTCGGTTGGATCGTCTGGCAGCAACGAGCTGGTATCCATTTTTCAACAATGTCACAGCAAGAGGTGAAATAATGGAGCCATACAGCCTCACACTCGATGAGGCCTGTCATTTTCTCAAGATATCCAGACCGACTGCCATTAACTGGATACGCACAGGGCGTCTTCAGGCAACACGCAAAGATCCCACTAAGAATAAATCTCCTTACCTCACAACACGACAAGCCTGCATTGCGGCTCTTCAGTCTCCGCTGCATACTGTCCAGGTGAGCGCGGGTGATGGCATAACAGAGGAAAGAAAATGTCACTCTTCCGCAGAGGTGAAATATGGTACGCCAGTTTCACATTGCCGAACGGTAAAAGATTTAAACAGTCTCTTGGAACAAAGGACAAAAGGCAGGCGACAGAACTCCATGACAAGCTAAAGGCTGAAGCATGGCGGGTCAGCAAACTTGGTGAAATACCTGATATAACGTTCGAGGAAGCGTGTGTCAGGTGGCTTGAAGAGAAAGCACATAAAAAATCACTGGACGATGACAAAAGCCGGATCGGATTCTGGCTTCAACATTTCGCAGGAATGCAACTAAGAGACATTACTGAATCAAAAATTTATTCAGCAATGCAGAAAATGACGAACCGGCGTCATGAGGAAAACTGGAAACTCAGGGCAGAAGCATGCAGAAAAAAAGGGAAACCTGTTCCAGAATACACGCCAAAACCAGCGTCCGTTGCAACGAAGGCTACGCATCTTTCATTTATAAAGGCCCTACTAAGAGCCGCAGAGCGTGAATGGAAAATGCTGGATAAGGCACCAATTATTAAAGTGCCTCAACCAAAGAATAAACGGATCCGCTGGCTGGAGCCCCATGAAGCACAAAGGCTGATTGATGAATGTCCGGAGCCATTAAAGTCTGTTGTTGAATTTGCACTGGCAACAGGCTTAAGACGCTCGAACATCATCAACCTTGAATGGCAACAAATAGATATGCAGCGCCGGGTGGCATGGATAAACCCGGAAGAGAGTAAATCAAACCGCGCAATTGGCGTTGCGCTGAATGATACTGCATGTCGCGTATTGAAAAAACAAATCGGGAATCATCACCGTTGGGTATTTGTGTACAAGGAAAGCTGTACCAAACCAGACGGAACGAAAGCGCCAACAGTAAGGAAGATGCGGTATGACGCAAACACAGCCTGGAAAGCGGCGCTGAGACGGGCTGGTATTGATGATTTCAGATTTCACGACTTGAGACACACCTGGGCAAGTTGGCTGGTTCAAGCCGGAGTCCCGTTGTCAGTTTTACAGGAAATGGGAGGCTGGGAGTCTATCGAAATGGTTCGTCGATATGCTCACCTTGCACCTAATCACCTTACCGAACACGCACGGCAAATAGACTCGATCCTGAACCCATCGGTCCCAAATTTGTCCCAGTCAAAAAATAAGGAAGGTACTAATGATGTGTAACTTATTGATTTTAATGGTGCCGATAATAGGAGTCGAACCTACGACCTTCGCATTACGAATCTGTAGCACCAATCATAACTATCTGTTTTAGCAAGCATTAACCGCATTCACTAAGCTATAGTTGATGGCACAAACAGAAAGTTGATGCATGATGTTGCCATATATATGTCACAAATACGGCACAACGATCTTCAAACATATAGCCACACATTCACAGAAGAGCACAAAGCCTTGCAATCCAGTGCAAGGCTTTGTGCGTATCAGTTTTGTCCTGTGCGCCGGATGTCATCTGGCCTGAACTTCCGGAGGCGTAGGCCATTCAATATCCGGTGCGCTGGCGGTATCAACGCCCTCCAGCGCATCCAGATAATCAAGCCAGGCATTATATTGTTCTTTTTCTGCGTCCTTCAGGCGACCAATTGCTGCTTTACCAGGCCATTGCTTACCATTCATAAAGTCATTGACCTGGCTAATCAGCGCCTGTAGTTTTGTTGCCGCCACAGAAATATCATATGCGCGCTGAGCTTCGGGATCGGCAACCCATTTATTACCATCCCATTTATCAAACTTTGTAGTTGGTGCTTCAAAAGTAAAGCCTTCACGCAACGGTCCAATATATTCGATAGTCACCGGCTTCCCGTTACTGGTGGTGTATGCTGTTTCTCCACGATGGTCTTCTTTAAGCACCCACTCAGATCCAGAAAAAATAAATACCTTCCCTCCTGCTTCGGCCCCTGGTTCTATCGCCGTAGAGCATCCGGGCATACTGACACCGATGTTAATAAACTCGTCAGACCATCCCATATATTCAGAAGTCACAGCGTCGTAGTAATAACAGCGGATTTCACCCGGTTCTGTTGCCAGTCCGTTTACATCGAAAACAGGTTTCATTATTTAGCCCTTACAAGAAAGTTGAATGCAATATTTCTTGGGCGGCTTTCCGTGGATGTTCTGGCAACCCTCGATAAATCAAATTTGAATGTAGAAGTTGATACGGTTCCGCCTTGTGCCGGGGGGACCAGATTGCCCTGAACAACGCTGCGAGAAAATACCCCCAACGCATCTGTATTTACCCCTGTATAAAGATCAACGAGATAACCAGTAACATTCTGAATGGCGTCTCTCTGCGGTGAAAGCAGGGTTCGCCCATTATCTATCCCACGTCCATCATCCCAGACACGCAGAAACTCTCCTCGCAGATCTGGCAATTTCAGGCCCGGCCAAACAAGGGCCAATTTTGGGTAAGTGGTAGGGGAAAATGTTGAGTCGTTAAACTTAAGGAACACCATGCCGGCCCATTCCGGCATCACGGTATTTGGCATGGCAGAAGACGGCCAAAAAAATGGAACTCCTATCGGTGGTGCACCTGCTCCTAAACCAAGGTTTGTGGTAATCGCTGTCGCCAGCTTTGCCACCAGTCCATCAACGTCACCATCATCGAGCGCGTCCAGTTCGGCGTTCGCGATAAACTGCCCCAGTACAGCCGCCATCGTCGACGGTTGGCGCAGCGCTTTACTGACCTGTGCGCTGGATGCTTTACCCGAGGAGAATCCTTTCTTCAGTGCGGTTAGCGTCTCCCATTCCTCCTGCGAGGTAACATTTGCATTAGCATCTGTCGCAAACGCTTTAAAATCATTAGTTCCAGCCATTAAAGTAATCTCCCCCATGCGCCGTCATCAAAACCGGCGATGTATTCGTTATCCATGTCAAATCCAAAGAATTTTGTTCCTTCGGACGGTGTTTCGACCGAGGGTGTTTCAACGCCGCCAGCCCATACACCAGCAGCTTTAACGGTGAGATAACCCTGTTTGATAGCGGCTATCAGTTCGAGTGACACATCAGAAATATCAGTCTCGGGAAAAACCCAGACCGATATCGTCATGTCCTGGTTATCGACGATCTGCATCTTCAGTCCAGAGCCTGCGGTAGCAGCGTCAAGGATGGGAGGCAGAGAGTCGTTCCGACCATCCCAGTTGTTGATAGCGATTTTCGCTTTCAGAATGATGCGGTACGTCTCATCACTCAGCGTCGTATAGCCAGAATCAGGATCATATGGCCCTTGCCAGATGCCCTGGTCATATCCGAGCCCGTCAGTGTCCCAGCTGAAATAAACGCCGCTAATTGGCTGGCTGACTATACGACTACGCCCAATCCACAGGCCGAGGATATCGAGTTGCACGCCAACCGCCGTATCGATATCGAAGGCTGTTACAAGCCCTGACATAGTGCTGGACACATCAATCAGCGGGCGGGTGCTCAGATCTATATGGTCAAAAAAGAGTGGCTTGGTAGCATGGTAGTTAGTGATCAGTTCGGTGTATTTGCTCATGAGGTCACCGTGATAGTGACGTGACTCGCAACGCATGACGCAGATTCGTCATAAGCAATATCGATATTTCCGCTTGCGACTGAGTCAGAGGATTTGCCGATGAGCAGCTCCTGAATGTCGTAATAGCGAGCACTGCCTCCGCTTACCACGCCAAGGTTTGCCGGGGAATAAATACGACTCAGCAGAACGTCATCGCCAATTGCCAGGCCATTTATATAATCGGCAACAGCCTGTTTTATCTGCTCGCCGATTTGAGATGTATACCCGGTAAAAACTTTCAGGGTAATGGCTACAAAAATTGGCACATCGGTAGAACGCGAAAAACTGATGACGTGAGGATTACCGTAAGTATCCGGCACGGTGACAGAAGTTGTACCGTAAGTTGCGGTTCCCTGCCCTTTATTCCCCCTGATGGTCTGGGCTATTTCAGTAACATCCCCTCCCTCAACGATGGCGGAAATTGAATGCGGTGGCAACCCGTTGCTGTCGGTTGCTCCAGTATCATTTTCGTAGAGCTTGTGACGTGTCACGCCCGCAACGTTGGCGATCGCACCGTCGACGCCTTCAAACGGTGTGATCGATGATAGCGCGACGCTTTGCCCCTGCCGAATGCGCAGCTCTGCGTCGGTTTCGGCTGGTGAACCGACAGTAGCCGCAACTGGATTGGTTACCGACACCCAACCTCGGGTCGGGGTGTTGATAGTGGTAATAGTCCCGGCCAGCGCCGCAACCGAACCGCTATTCGCACATGTGGCCGTCACCAGCACAGTACCATCAACGCCGATCGCCACACTCGCTGGAAAATTCCAGATAATGCCGTTTTTATCCCGTGCGGAGCCATTCGTGATAGTCGTGCCTGCCGTACCGGTTAACAGAAGGTCAGCAGTAGAGTTTGTCGCTACTTTTCGCGTGATCCCGTTAATTTTCACATTGCTGCTAAGCGCTGCGGCCTGCGCTGTCGTCGGTGAAAAAGAGTTGTAGATCCCGATAGCGGTGTTGTTAGCGTCATGCACGGCAAGAGCCACCAGCGCGACCATCTGCCCGTCTTTGCTGTCTGGTTCGAGGTAGGCATCACTACCGTAAATCTGCCTGAAATAGCTGGTCAGTGTATCTAGGATTGTCTGGTAATCAGGCGCACTAATCCCCTTGGCGGTTACCGTTGCCGATAGCCCCAGCGTGTCGAGGTTCAAAGCCATTTATGCCTCGCTTGTTACAGTCGTCTGGCCGTAGATTGTGTCAATGGAGGAAGTGAAGGTGACGCGACGGCTGGTGCCGTCATAATTGGTATCGAAGGAAAGAATCGACAGAACGCCCGGTGTATCCTGTATGCGTTCGCGTATAGCCAGGATGTAGACATCTGATCGCTGCTTCCCAAGCACTGACTGAACATACGGCGTGCCTTCCGTCAGATCGAGAAACCACTGACCGCGCCACAGCTCGAAACGGGTTTTTACGGCCTGGGCGACACATTCCGGACTGTCGATAAGGAAAGTATCGTCACCCTGGCCGAAAGTGTAATCGCCTTCAGTATCTTCGCGACGGTATCGCATTATTGCGGCCCTCCGGTAGTTCCCCCGCCAGTCTGTACTCCGCCATGTTTATGCGTGGCGACACTGATACCAGAAGCTGTTACGTCATTCGTTACCGTCACCGGCCCAAGCATCGTCGCAGTACCGCCGCTTTCGCCCATTCCCTGAGACAAGTTGCCATTAATCGTTACGTTGCCGTTCAGCGTGATAGTCGGGGATGTGATTGTCGTTCCACCTTCAGCCGTAGCTGTAAGCTGGCCCGGTGTTTTAATGGTGATGTTATGTCCTGCGGCGACTTCTACAAACGCCGCACCATCATCGGTTCGCAGCTGCGCGGCGCTGGTACTGATACCGCTGATTTTCCGTGCTTGCGACTGTGGGCCAACGATGGCGAACGCATCAGATAAGTCATGCTGGCGCGGGTCGACGGTCTCCTGCACGCCGCCGCTCTGCCACCAGAAATCGATGCAACGGTCGGCAAAGAGCAGCAGGCACTCGTCGCCTTCTTTAACCGGAAAGGTCAGCGTGCAGCCGCCGCCGCGCGGGAAGATGACAGGAACATCCACCAGCGGTTTTAATTCGGTGGAGCCGTCGCCAACAATACCGCGAAGCGCCACTTCTACTGTGCAGGTTACAGCGTCAGGATCGAACGACTGAATGATGCCTGGCATCGCTACGCGCATCTGGGTAGACACCGAATCGGCTATGGCCTGCGCGGTCTGCTGCTCGCCGCCGATCTGTGATTGAGTTGGAATTGGCATAAAAACTCCATAAAAAAACCCGCTCGGCGGCGGGTTGTGTACAATTTACTTTTTGCTATCAGTAGCCAGTTATCGTATCTGCCAGCAGCTCATTCTTATAATCTGACAAAAGTTTAAGCGCCAAAGCAGTGTTATCGCAGTCGGCCTCTCCCGTAGCAGCAAAGATGGTCAGCTTGACTAACTCCATTGAGGTATTCAGTTCATAGCCATTCAAAAGCAAAAACACGCTGGCGGCCTGGAAAGCCGTTCGCTTATTGGCGTCATTAAAAGCGTGAGACTTCGCTATCGCAACCATGTACATAGCTGCAAATTTAAATAAATCCTCACATCCTTCATACATGCGTAAGTTATCGACGCGATTGAGGGCACCTTCGAGTTTTCCCCGGTCTGGTTGTCCGCTATTTGGCAATGTGCTCTTCTGAATAGCGATGACCTCATCTACCGAAAGGAATGTAATCTCAGTCATTACTTATCTTCCAGTTTTTTTATGATGTCCGCATGCTTGGTCTGAGTATGTTGCAGAGCTTTGATAAATGACTCAGACACGCCCTGCAAAGCAACTGCTGCATTAGTGGCCTTCATCATAGTCTGGCGAGCCTCATCAGACTGAAGAAGGGCATCCAATTGCTTAGTAAGCTTCATGACACCCTCCGTTATCTGTGGTGACAAATTCGATGCAATTAATTGCGCAAGATGCGTGTCTATTGTTTTCGCAGATGTTTTTACCTCATCTGCGGAAGCGATTTCATCAACTGATTTTGCACTGATGACAAGGTCGGGCTTTCCGCGCTGCGTAACTGTGACGCTTTCACCAGAGCGTAAACAGTCCAGCGTTGCAGATAAATCCGATCGCATTTGCGTGTAAGTAATGATTTTCATGGCACCCTCTCTGTACATGTACAGATTAGTGCATAATAAAAACGCGAGATCAACGATTATTGATGTTTAAGGATGCGGATCATCATTTCACCTTCACGCAGTCGTATGTTGCATACTGACGCGGCGCATCCATGCTGGCTTGCAACCACTGTGCGTTGAGAATGGCTTTGCCGTTGCGCTTGATGTACTCAAGCCCAACCCAGCGGCCGGGTTGGTCAGTAGCCATGCGCCATTCCATCTTAATGTTCTCGTAGTCTTCTTTTTGCTTAAGGAACGTTACCTTCTGACTTTCAGGCTTCGCACCGTTAATGCGTGCCCATCCATCATTTGTCGGGCTCGTGCCCAAGTGGAAAGGCCCACACTGGGAATCAGCATGAGCCACGCCCGCCAAGACAAAAGAGCTGCAAGCAATCATCAGGATGAGTTTTTTCATTTTTTAAAACGTCCGGTTACGTGATGCGTTACTCTGCAAATCGCGGCTGCCACGCGCGAAGCACATCAAATCCATGTACCACGCCTGACCTCTGGTGTCGCCAGTATAGTCGATAGCTTTGACGATATAAACGCCATCCGTCGCAATGCTGGCTGCCTGTGACGTTGTGCCTGTCAGCACACGGTTGCCGTTCTCTTCCGTTTCAGTGATACGCCCGGGCGACTGTGCGATTTCGCTATTGCCGAGCGCGGCGCGGTACACCGAAGCCTGATCGAGCTGGATAAGACCATTAATGCGGATGTTTGGGTTTATCAGGCACCGCACGTTTACGCCGCCGCCCATTGTCTGTTGCGGCATACCGATCAGGCCAGTATTGGCATTCAACACAATGGCTTCGTGAATATATTTATCCTCCGGCACCATCTGGACCTGACCATCCACCAGTTGCCATGTCGCTTTGCACTGCGCAGCAATATTATCCATCACGTTGCGGCTGGATGAGTAAATCGCGCGGCCACGAGGAAACACGGTATCAGGAAAATCGCCGGTAATGCCCTGTGTCACGCCGAACGCGTTGAAATCCTGCATCGTCGCCCGGTGCAGATCCGCAACGGTATAGCCAGCGGCAAGCGTGGTGATGGTGGTCGCATAGAGGAACGCTTCGTGATCACCAATGGCCTGAATCAACACCCAGGAATCCGTAATGTTGTCCTTCCCGGTGACGGTGAAGCGAATATCACCGTCAAAAATCAGGCCGTAGTTCTGACCGTTCACCTGCCCTATCTGGTCTGGTGAAATCTCCCGGGACACACCAACCTGGCTCGCATCAACATCCGGCGCTATACCGTCATACCCGGCAATGATGCGAATTTTGGCAAACTCCTGCCCAAGTATCTTGTTCGTGGTATCGGTCGAAAGGTTGTAAATTTTCACGTTCGCCACGCGCGGCCAGCGTGTGTCTGCCCACTCGATCTGGAACGTGACCTTAAAATCAGACAGGGAAACGCCCTGCCCGTTCTGGTCCAACAGTTGCAGCTCAAAATGGCGCATCCAGTTAAGAGACATTTCTACTCCTGTACGAAAATGAGGTGGCTGTATGTGCCGAGGTTGGTTTTGGTGGGCTCGTCCGGTGCGCCTACATCGCAGCCAACGAGCAGCGCCCCGTTAATACCTAGTTGAGGATATTGCTCAAGAAGATTTACACCGGTTACCAGCGGCACGCCAGAAAGAAGCGGTTCGCCACTGCTATCTTGTACATCCAGAATCCAGCCAGCAGAATCACGCCAAATGACTCTCAGCGTGTATGTTGTCTCTGCTAACTGAATGCGAAATAGCTGGTTATCCGGCGATAAAGGGATTTCAGTTACATTCATTGGATACCTATAGAGTTACCAAGACTGGTTCCTTTTAGTCCATCAAACCACCCTGTTGACTTAATTACCGATTCATTTACTGGGGTGGTGGATTTAGTCCCGGAATTCTGCACCGCAGATGTACTAACCCCGTCCTGCATATCGGATTTATCAGCAACGGTGACATTTTTTGTATGCGTTATGATGACTTCACGCAGGGTAAGCGTGCAGTTCAGCACGTTCTCGCTGGTTTTATCGGTCGTCACCTCAATGGCTCGCACCAGCATATTGGTGTACACCCTCTTCCCGGTAACCACATCGAACGGTACGCGCTCAAGCTGCATATCCAGCAGCTTTTGGTATGTCTCTTTCGGGCTTAGTCCGGCGCTGAGGCCGATTGAAGATGTATCAATGAAGTCCAGCAACGAACCGCCACCAGCGAAGCCGCATTCCATTGTGACTTCGCTGGGGCGCTTATACGCATGATCGGCGATGAAGCCCGAAGCGCTATTCGTTGTTGGCTTCTCCACCGGGTGCTCAGTAATTTCGAGCGCATCAGAATGCTTTTCGGAGACGACCACGCTGGGGATCAGCAGGCCAATTCGCCGGGATTGCTGGCGAAAAATCGCTGATAAAATATCCATTATCTCGGTCCTGCGGGGAGTTGCTGGGTTAACTGTGAATTCACGCCCTTTTGACGGTCAACAGTCAAACGGGCAGCTTCGCGAGGATCGGAAACGCCGTGGATGTTAATGTTCGTTTCCTGCTGAATCACCGGGGCGCTGGTGGGCATATTGCTCATTACTTTCGGAATGTAATTGCGCGTTTCCTGCGGCATTAGCCCCATTCCATAACGCTTAACATTCCCGATCCCCCAGTTATATGATGCCAGCGCCTTGCTCAGGTCACCGCCGTTCGCCTGCAGCAGTTGTGAAAGATACTTTGCGGCTGCCTGGGCGGCCTTCTCCGGGTCGAAAACATCGTTCCCGCGAAGCCCCATGTCGCGCGCCGTGCCGTCCATAAACTGAAACAGACCTTTAGCGCCAGCGCCTGAAACGGCGAACTGATTACCGCCCGATTCCGTTATGGCCACGCTGCGCAATAACCCCTCCGGAAGCCGGTAGAGCTGTTCCAGGTTGGTAAACATCGGCTGCATCCATCCCAGCAGTTCAGAGCCTGCTTTGGTTGGCTGTGGCCGCTTAACTGACTGGCCGAGCTGTTCAGGCTCATCATCACCGAACCAGCCGCGCACCGTTCGGCCCACGCTGCGAGGATCGAATCCCCAGTGCTCTTTAATCCAGTCGGCGGTACCGTTGGCGCTGTCTGTTACCATCGGCATCGCTGACGGATTTTCGCTGCCCTGATTAAGCATCTGTTTGCCGATGCTGGCGGCATCAGCCCAGCGGCCATCTTTAATGGCGTTGAGCAGGTCGGCGATCATGTTCAGCATTTTGCTGAACTCACCCATCTGGTCAATGAAGTTGCTAAAATCCCACTTTAGGGACCATGACTTGGGGTCAATACCGAGCAACTTAGCCAGCGCTTTTGTCAGGTCCGTAACAGTCTTTTTCAGGTCACCAATCATTTTGACGGCCTGATCAATTTCAGTCTTCCATTTCCCCCAGTCAATCAGGCTTTTGCCACCTTCTTTCCACGTCTGGTAATCATCCAAGAGCAGACCAAGTGCAATAATAAGCGTCGTTATCATGCCCAAGGGTGATGACATGAAAGCGGTATTTAGCAGCCGCCATGCAACCAACAGCCCACTGAACAATGCGATAAGCTGCTGCGTGGCTGGGTTCAGCTTTTTGAACCAGGCGATCACACCCTCAACAGCTTGCCCAGTTCGCCATAACACGCGGGTAATCGCGTCACCTGCCCAGAGAATTCCTTTGATGATCTTCGTGATGACCGCTTCAATCTTCGGCCAGTTGTCGAGTATCTGCCTGCGGAAGTTATCAATACTGCCAGCAAGGCCACCAGCTAGGTTAGAGCCAATCTTGTCTTTCGCCTGTCCAAGCGTCATCGTCAGATTACGCATGGAGGTCATGAAAATATTGGACTGTTTAGCCGCTGACTCAGCATTAAAACCAATACGCTTTGCCGTCAACGCGTACTCAGAACTGAGCTGCCCCATCCCTCTGCGCATCGCCATCAGCGTGTTTTCATCGATGCCGAGCATCTGCGCGTATTGTTTCGCGCGGTAATACGGCATGTTGTTGAGCTTTTGCCCAACGCCAGTAAAGATGGCCGCAGTATCACGCATCTTTCCGCTGGCATCGCGGGTCTGTACGCCCAGACGGTTCAGGAACCCTTCCGCCCCCGGATTGCTACGCATGAAACCAGCCAACCCTTCAAGAGAGGACATGGCCGACTCGGCGCTGGCACCGGTTTGCGATGCGGCATAGCCCAGCGCTTTGATGCCCTGGACGCTGGCCCCCGTCCGCTGGGATGCCCAGTAAATTTTATCCAGACCATTCGCGATCTGGGTGGTAAATCCGACAATGCTCAGCGCTGAGCCTTTCACCACCGCGCCGACCTTCAGAACGTTCGCGGTAACGCCTTTCAGCACGGCTTCAAACTTATTAGCGCCAGCCTGATCGATATCGAATCCCAGCGAAACAAGGAAATCTTTAATCGTATCTGCGTTACCGCTCATTGGCCGCTCTCCATTTATCTACCCGGGCGTCGTTATCCTCGCGCATGTCGAGGTAGTCATTGAGAAGCGCGATGCGGCAAAGGTCTACCGCACCGCTGTTAAGGTCTTTCTGGTCAATATGGAAGGCAAGCGCCGGGCGAAGAATAAAATCTTCACCGCCCGGCAGGCTGTTGAAGGTTATTCCGCTGGCGGGGTGGGCGTCTCGCTGGTAGGGAGTCCTTGCAAAAAATTTCCCAGCGAGTCGGCGACCACCCGCGCCACCAGTTGCAGCATGGTAAGCAGGTCGATATCGTCAAACGCCATTTCGCCATGCTGGCAGACCGGCACCCAGCCTTTCATGTGCTCGCGTGAAACAACGGAAAGACAGGGGAACAGGATAGCGTCCACGTCGCCATCACTCAGACCGGACACAGCATTGGCAATCTTTGGCAGGATGGTAGCCATCGCGCCTTCGGTGTCTTTGCTGCTGATCTTCTCCTGAACGCTCCGGAAGTCCGAAACCATCCCGGCCAGAACCGGCAACAGCTTGCGGGACACCTTCAGCTGTTCGAAAACGCTGAGCTTTGCGGTGCGATATTTCACGCCTTTAATTTCGAATTCCATGCGTTAAAACTCCCCGAGAAGCTGGTCAATCTTGCCGCAGTCGAATACCCAGGCGACGGTTCCGCCCTCTTTAGCGTTATTGAAATCAGGCTGTTTCTGGAATGCACACGAACGCGCAGTAGAAATATCACCCGATGCCGTGTTGCGAATGACGATCACGTTATTGCCCCAGGTGGCAGAGGACTGGCTTTGCGCGTTATACGCCAGAGACAGCTTTTTATTCACCGGGGAGGTTTTGAGTAGCGTCACCGTAATGGTGCCTGACTTATCGGCGTGCAGGCTGTGCATCACCTCGCCATCGGCACCGATGGTCATGGTGTTTTTGTTGCCGCCCATGGTCTGGGTGATACCTTCCTCAGAGTTCGCAGAACCCTGACCAAGATCGATAACGCCGGTCGGCCCGGTGAGCGACGCGGTTACATCGAGAAAAGAATAAGTTGCCATTTATCGCTCCTTAGCGAACCACGTTGATCTGCACATCGGCATAATGAACTGCGCCAGCCAGCTTACAGGCCACCTGGATTAACGGTGCTTTGCGAGCTTCTCGGTCGGCCTGCGCCTGTTCGGACAGAGGTTGCGCATACACGTAATAACCTTTAGTCAGCGTATCGCCGGAATTCAGTTGCCCGATAGGGCCACCATTCCACACGCCAGCCGCTACCAGACCATTCTTGACGGACTGATCCATGGACTGTTCAACGTTGGAAAGCAGACGGGTCACACCGGCATCAGTCTGCGGAATTTTGGTGGTGCTGGTGTAAAGCAGGTTATAGAGGTTGGTCTGAACGTAGTTCTGCAACCAGTCGAGACCATGGCGCTCGTCGAAGAAGTCGCCATTGGACATCACGCCTTCCTGAATGATGGCGGTATCGTTGGCGTAGCGCACAAACACGTTACAGTTCTTGGCCTTCAGCGTGTTGGCCTGCTGCGCAGTGATTGTCTCGGCGGTAATACCCGGCTCCTGCTTAAACTTCAGCGTGATAGTGGTGTTATTCCCCAGGAAATTCACGGTGAACGCACGTCCGAACGCTGAAGCAGCTGCATAAGGAACATTGCTGTACTGACAGAATGTACGACCGTAACCCGCCGCTTTCAGCTTGTAGGCAATATCCGTGGTACTGGTTGCATCCAGAACCGCCGATGCGGAAGTGGTTACACCATACACGCGGGAGTCACTTGCAGAGCCAATCAGCGCGGAAACATCGATATGGTCCTGATCTGTCATCGCCGTGTCGGCAATTACCAGGCCATACCAGTCGGCGGAGTAGTTCAGGGCGGTAGTGACCGACGGGAGAACTGAAGAGGACGCCGCCTGGCCGTTTACCACCGTGGGGTTGTGTGCTGAATCAATGCCCAGTAGTGGAGCCAGGTCAGTACCCGTTCCGGCCGCCGTTGGAATACCGATCGCTGACTTTGCGCCGGTCGTACCAGACGTAATGACAAACTGGCTGGAGCCAGGCACCCAGGAGACCGTAGCGCCGGTCAGTTTGGCGGTGATGGCAGTTGCCACGCCAGCCAGGTTGGAAGCGGCAGACAGGTTAATACCGGTGATCGTTGATACAGTGCCGTTGATTGATAGTTTCAGAGCGCCAGCTGTCACAGCGGTAAAGTTAGCCAGCGTCTGCTCTGAACTTGAAAGCACTGCCCCGATAAGCTTGCCAGCGGTGGCAGGTGTCGAGGTGCGGTCCAGTTTGCCGATATACAGATCACGCGGCTGCGGCGATTGCTGGAAATACAGGTTTGCTGCTTTGTATTCTTCGGCACTCGTGCCAAAGTCGGTGGCGACGCTTTCAATGTCCTGATAAAGGCGCATGACTTCTGGTGCCGTAATGACGGTTGAGGTGCCAAGCACCAGCAGCGCGCCAAAATTACGCCCGAGCGCCGCGCGAACGGCGAGCGTGACCTGCACGTTTACGACGCGCTGAACAGATAAGCCGTTAGGCATAGTTTATTCTCCAAAAAAGGTGACTGGCGCTTCCACCAGCGATTTGATGCCGTATTCGCGGATAACTTTGCGGCGCAGGCGCACCGTCATGTCGTAGCGGCGAACCCATTGCTGGTTGATAAGTTCGGGGAAAGGGGTCAGACCGGTATAGTCGCCCAGAGACAAACCAAGCGCGTTCAGCTCAGCATTGTTTTGCGGGACAGATATGCCATCGCGAAAACGGGACGCATAAGACATACCAGCCGGGCCATAGAACGACGCCATGCACTCGAACGTTTCATGCCGCCAGAGCTGAGCGCCCTCGTCGGTCTGATTGGTGAATGCAGGGTTGTTATCAATGAGCAACCCGGTAACGCCAAACGCGCACCAGTTCGTTTCAACGGGTGGCAGTGGCGGCTGATTTTTCTGCCAGCGCGGACGAACCATTCCAGACGGCAAGCCGGAAACATTGCGCATCCACTGGCTTAGCAGCCTGTCGAGCGCTTCGTCATAAGCCGGATCGCCGCTGGTGGGTGTCAGCCAGCCGCGCTCTGTGCTGGTGTTATTGCTCAATGGGAGTTCCCCCATCAAACGGCAGTAATTCACAATGAGCCTGGACGAAGCCAGCACCGTAAGCCGTATACGGGTCGACGAATGTCACGCGATAATCACGGTTCTGATACGTCACGATATCGGCATCACGGCCAGTCTGCCCCTGCGTCAGCCGCTCAGTTGTCACGATGAGAATCGCGCCGCTGATAACCTGCCCGGCCTGCATACGACGGTTTTCCAGAGAGCGATCAACAGTTACGTCTCCGGCAAACTGCGTTTTAACTTCACTGTCGCTGCCGATCCCGTCATCGTCCACCGTTTGCACGCGACGCGTTACCCACAGGTTGAAGTCGCAAAAATCGGGGTCAAAAAGTACGTCCGTCACATCAAGATTCGGCATCTTTATCCCTCACAACGTGGGTAATGGCTCTGCGGTACTGTCCGGTATCAATCAACGGCCTTACATTCTCATTGCTTATCAATTGACCAGAATCCGGGTTGATAGCATTAAGCTTTCCATCTGCTGATCTGCGTGCTAACTCGGCTTTCGCCCCTTTACGCCCTCGACGCGCGCGGGCTTCAACGGTGCTATCAGTAAGCGGTGTAAAGCCGGTAATAGTCATGTAACGCCTGACGCCATTAGCAGCCAGCGTTCCAGCGCGGTTGAGCGCTCTTTCTGCACCCGCCGCATTACCATCAAGCGCAGCCTGCGCCGCTGCTTTAAGCTGCGGCACTGTCTGTTCCTCTACCGATTTAACGCCGGGGATCAGGTGCGGGCGTGGGGGGATATTTTGCGCCGGTGAGCCGTATTCATTGACGTAGCCGATCCCCGCATTACCAAACGGAACATCTTCACGCTCGCTGTCTTCCGAAGGGATGCCGACCAGCACATCCTTTTTGGTTAGCGACCTGAGCGCATCCAGAATGGCCTGAGCGTTATCCACCCTCGTTGTTACACCGCTTTTGAAACTCATAGCTGGCGACCGCCCGCACCGAACATCGTGATCAGCTGATAAAATTCAGCGCCATATCGGGTGTTATTCCAGAAGCCTGCGTCAGGGTTTAGCGTCGCGCTGGTGTCATAGCTGACGCTTACCTTGTCGACGGATTTGGAGGACTGAACACCATTGGTTGAACCACCCGGGCCACCAACCAGCATTGCCCGGATGTCTGCCGCCCAGAGCGTCATATAGTGCGCCACGAACAACTCGGCAAAGTACGGAAACAACTCTTTACCGGTGACGTTTTCGCTCAGCAGCACATCGACCAGATTCAGACGAAACTGGATTTGCGCTTCGGGATATTTGGCAGGGTCAGCAAACTGTGGAAAGTCGCGCCGAAAATCACTTACTGTTGGCAGGCTTTGATTCTTTGGCATCTTTCGCCCCATTACCGCCAGTCTGGGCGGCAGCAATCTGCGCTTGCAGGCTGTCGTTCTGCTCTTGCAGCTTGAGCAGCGCTTCTTTCAGATCGGCAATCAGCTGATCTTTATCGACAATCTGCTTATCTTTGTCGGCAATCTGCGCTTGCAGGCTGTCGATAATGGGTTGCAGATCATCGGTGTCGCTAATCACGCTTTCGGAAAGCTCAGAGTGCGCCTGGGTGAACCAGTGCGACGCGACCTCTTCCGGCACGTTATGCCGTCCCCGGCCAAACTCCTGTTTTGACTGATCGCCGAGCGTCAGCGTAAACGGGGTGTGAACATGGATGGTAACCAGCTTTTCTTTAGCCATTTTCAGTTTCCTTCTGGCCCCTTTCGGGGCCGTTCTGGTTATCAGATACCGTCCACGTAGGACAGGGTTTCTTTGTACACTGGCTCAACCGCACCGAGCTTGCCGTAGTAGGTCGCAATCTGGTACAGACCGCGATACTGGACAGGAACGCTCTGCAACGGCACCAGCGGATAGCGCACGTATTTTTTGTCGTTGGTGTAGGCGACCATACGGTCTTTACCGCCAACCCCGCGCCCTTTCAGCCATTTGACCGCTTTGATTTCCAGCGGAACGCCGTTCTGGTGGAAAGCGATAGTGTTCACGGCCAGATAGGTCAGCAGCGACTGGTTACCCGCTTCGGAAACCTTACGGCTCGCCAGCAGTGAATACTGTTCTGGCGGAATGCGCAGATCAGAAGGCACGACGGAATAACCGGATGCTGCCCATGCATTCGACAGAATGCTGTTCACGCTATCGAGGATCTCGTCGTTAGTGGAGTTCGCCCAGGTCTTCGGCGCGTTGTTCAGCGTCACACCGACAAGGTTTGCCAGCCCTTTCAGGCCGAGCGCATCATCGCCGATGTAAACCTGCTCATCGTTGTCCATCTGCCATTTGAGCTGCATCCCGTCGTACTTCTGGGTATCAATCGGGCGACCTACCTGCTGAGCTGCTGCCAGCTCTACAACGGTCCAGCCCAGTTCCATACCCCAGAGGTTCAGCGGATTGCCGTCTTTGCCGATATCAACGTTCACGCCAGCAATAGCAGTGGAGTCTTTACCTACCCAGTTTTTACCGTTCGGATTTGCGCCAGTACCCGCAGCGCCAAAGCTGGTGTTAGTCCAGCTGGAAATGTCATCTGCGATAGAAACGTCTTCACGCAGCTGAATATCTCGGGTCCAGGTATAACCCACCAGCGGCAGGTTCAACGTCTGGTCGAGTCGCTCCAGCTCCCCGATAAGAAAGGCACCAGAGCTATCAACGGTTGCCTGATCAAAAGTAATCATTCGTCTGTTCCTTAAATCTTCCAGGAGATTTCTGCATTGCCGTTAGCGTCACCGGCCCCTGTGAATTCGGCGTTGGTCAGCGCCACGTTTTTGCCACTGACGGACGTGGACATGAAGCCGCCCAGCGGCACGTCAATGGTTGAATCGAGCGAAACGACCACGTAGACAGGCGCGCCTTTTTTGATGGTGCTGGCATCGAAGCCAGATCCGAGGTTAACGGTCATGTAGCCACGCTTCATGGCGTCGCCCGGGAAGTTCTTATCCGTCCCTACCTGGCGAACCATGTCTGGCTGCGATGTGGTTGGATACGGACGAACGTAGATCCCCTTCACCTTGTCGGCGGTGTCACCGTCCGCCAGCGGCACGAAAAAGCCGTCAGCGTCATATTTGCCAGCCAGACCATAGGCAGCGAAGGCGTTAGCGGATTTAAGGATCACCGGTTCGACGGTTAAGTCCTGCGGGCGAGAGATAGCCCCGGCAATGCCAACAGGCATCCGGTACAGATATGCAGTCATTGGATTATCCTTTGCGGTTAGACCAGAAGTCGGCGTTTTGTTTGTTCAGGGAAGCGATGCTGGTCATGCCCATATTTGGACGTTGTGCATCGCCCGTGGTGCTGCGGGTGTTTCGCCCTTTGGCAATCTCAGACACGGCGTTAAACGCCATATCGACCGATTGCTTGGGCAATTTGCGGATATCTGCATCACCGACAACCTGGCGAACCAGTGTTTTGTCAGCGGCGGACAGCACATCACGTTTGAACGCGGTCGGTTTCACCTTACGGCTCAGATCGATACCCGGGACGATAACTTCGGCACGATAAGCAGCGTCACCAGTAATCGTGGTTTCTTCTTCATCGTCCTCGCCGTCACCGGTCGGATTATCGTCAGGCTTATTGTCGTTATCGCCCGTCGCAGTTCCTTCGAGCTTAGCCAGCAGGGCTTTGAGCAAGGTTTTGATATCGTCCTCGCCGTCGCCGGTTGGCTCTCCGCCCATTTCCGGCTTTTTGTCCGGCAATGGTTGCTGCGGTGAAAGGTTAATGTTGAGGTTAACGCCGCTCGGCAGATCCCCTTCGTCACCCGTTACCGCCGCTGGCGCAGAGTCCAGCAGTTCGTTCATGGTGTCAGCGTCACCCGTTTTGATGGCCGTGCGCATGCGGGTCCACCAGCTTTTCTTTTGATTTGCCATTGTGTCTCTGTCTCCAATTGCACAACGATTTCCGGCTCTGCCTTTGGGGACAAGAGCCACATGGTTTCCGGTAATATCGACCTGCTCGGCTTTACCTGGCTCGGTCTGCTCGTACTCCGCGTCATAGCCGCACGACACTTCACGCAGGCCATCTTCGATAAGCTGAATGGCGTTTTCGTCTTTGACGATAAGGTCAGCCAGCATCAAATCAGACTGATCACCAGTCCCGCGCCGAACGTTCTGAAGATGCCCGACCGCAAGCTCTTTCCAGTTCTCGGGGTTGACCAGCCGCACATTCCCGTTTTCATCTTCAGGATGCAGGATCGTGATGCTCATCCCTTCGAATGAGGCGAGCGTGGCCGGATGGAATACCTGCTCAGGAGAACGCGTGACGACTATTTCACCGAACTTATCGGGTTTCAGTTTTGGCAGGTCATCAGCACCATAGAGCTGCTTACCCGTTCGACCTATCGGCACGTCTTTGCACAGCAGCGAGCCGTCAGCCAGCTGATAGCGGGTTTCCCCCAGCCGGGTGTAGAAGAAATATTTCATCCATCCGCCGCCTTAGTGGATTTAATAAACTCACGCAGCAGATGCTTTATCTGACGCGCATTACCACGACCTATAAGTTGGCAGCGCTTTGCTCTATCACCAACAGATTGATAAATAGCCTCTACGCCATTGTATTTAGCAGTGATGCGCGTAGCTTCGCTGGCCTGTTCTTTCAGGAAATAGATTGTTTTTTCCATGGGTTACCTGCAATTCAGGCGAGATAGGGATGAGGTGTCGGGAATACGATTTCTTTGTAGCAACGGCAGTTAGGTAACTCCCCGGCGTGACCGGTCATGCCGTCAAGCGTTGGAGGTCGGCCCCATTCGACAAACTTCCCTTCCATCTCTCGATGAGAATGCCGGACGTCGCCATCTTCGGCTGTACGCCAGATATAACCATTCGAGCCGATTGACAGCGCACGCGCCTGATCCAGTGCACCGGTTGCGCGCCCAAGCTCAGTCCGGGCGATAAGGTTCGCTCGTGAGCGTGACACGTCACCGGAAGCAGCTATCTCTTTCGCGAATGGCTCAGCGCGGCCACCAGTCACAACAGCCTCGATGGCTTTGTTCTGAATGTCATACACCCGATCGGCGGCCTCAAGAGGCAGCGATTTAATGTACTTAATTTGCTCGGCAATGATGGATTTCATCACCTGGCCTACCGGGGCGCGGTCAACCATGTTGCGCAGCTCTGCGCTGATGTTCCGGCTGTGCTGACGCCACTGCTTTTCATTCTGGCGCGCTATGTCTGCGGTGAAGTTCTCAGCAACCTTCGTCGCCCAGGGGGTGATGATTTCGCTGTAGCGCTCCAGCGCATCCATTATTTCGGTGACGCTATCGTTTGAACCATCGTAGCGCCCATTTACGATATCCCCGACCGCCCGCGCTATCTGCCGTAGGCTCGTTCGATATCGGATCTCCGCCTGGCGACTCTGGCGGTTTGTCGCCAAGTTCGCCGATGCCTGGCGGCGCTTCGTCTTCGGCATTCTCGATATCCTCGTCGGTAATGGATGCCCCGATGCCGGTGACGTCAGAGTTTTCGCGCAGGTCGGTCATCGCCGCCTTACGCGTCATCAATCCGTCGCCCAGCGCGGTACTGATCGCGTTGGTGGTGTTTACGGCCACCGTTGATCGGTCAACGTCTGACATTTGCCATAGCGGGTTAAACTCAAACGTGAAATCGTCCGGCAGCGGCTTTCCGAGTTCCGAGCGGTGCATAATGTCCAGTATCCGGCGCATCGGCAGCCGTAAGCGGCGCTCCTGCAATGAGCTCACCCGGTCGTAATAGTTGGCGAGGTCTGCATCACCAGTAGAGAAGCCTTTCGGGGATTGACCGAACAGGCGTACCAGCGGGATACCAACGGCACCGCTGATCTGCTCAGCAAACTGCGAAAGAATGTCATCCAGACCACTAAAGCTGTACTGGTGGGTTTCGAACTTATCCCGCGAGTCCATGAGCGTCATACCTTCATTGCTCTGGAACTGGCGGATCAGGTCGATGTTCTTCAGCAACGCTTCGAACGCCGGGCCTCCAAGCGCGATAAGCTCGCGCAACTTCTCCACGCTATAGGTACGCAGATGCGCTTTATAGACCAGCTGCGCCGCGCCGACAGTAGCGCTATCGAACGCAGTAAGCCGATCCCAGATACGCTCTACAACCGACATTCCCCATTCGTTTTCGGTCATCTTCTGCTGGAATGGCAGCGTGACGCCATCAAAGCGGATCAGGCGGCTGTGATGGATGCGCCAGGCCGGAATGCCCGTTGCGGTGGTCACCACGTCGTAAAACTCAGGCTTGCCGAGGTCCGGCCCCATCTCTTTAATGCGGCGTGTCAGCACCGGGTTAATCATCCAGCGGTCGAGCGGGAGAATGCCCTTAAACTTGCCTTCTCCAATGGTTTCGAGCCGCAGCGGGGTCATTGGTGCCTGCCCCTCGATCATGATGAAGCCGACCGCGCCGCCGTAGAGGCGAGACCATTTCAGCACGTCGTTCAGCGCATCCCAGATCTGCAACTCATCAAGTTGTGATTCGAGAATGCCGCGATCTTTTGCATCAATTTCCGAAGTGATGCGAATGCCTTTGCGGGTCATATCATCCGGGATAGCGTCGACCGCTTCGCCGATAACCCACGATCCGCGATATGACCATTCCACCAGCATGCGGTTGCGGCTGGTGAAGTTCGCCCGGTAGGTCGATGCTGAATGCTGGTTAGGCGTCTGCATCCCCACGCGGGCGACAAAGTTTTCATAGCCATCAGCGGTGGCCTGCGCCGTTCGCTGAGAGGCTTGCTTGTTTCGTGCCATCAGGCCTGTCTCCCTAGCAGCTCCCAGATGTTCAGGGCTGAATTCATTGGCGCGTAGCTGATCATCACCGAGTCGGCGAGGTTCGGCGACTTGGTGCCGTCAGGCTGTTTATCAACAACGATTTTCCCCACACCGTTAATGGAATAGGTCGGTTGCGACAGCTCGATGATGAGTTTGTCTTTGCTCGCCATGGCGCTGCTGATTGAGATAATTTCGTCCGGGTTGTAGGCCATTCCCTCAACCACGGCGCGATAGGTGTTCTGGAAAAGCTTGCGTAGCCACCACCAGCTCTGGGCCTTGGCGTTGGCGAAGAAGTCCTTGTTCAGGCGTGCGGCCTGTCCGTTGTCCCCGCGCACCGCTTCATCGTCCGGATCAAATACCGCGCCGCTACCACGAAACGGTGTGGCGAGTATTGACGGTCGGCGCGCTGCGTAACGCAGTTCGTTGATGGCGCGCGCATCGCCGCGAACGCCAGCACCCAGGCCGTCCTCGTCGAAGCGAAACTCTTCGAGGTTGTCCTGTTCGCAAAAGCCGAAGACCTTCTCAACGGACTGGTAAATGTCGCTGCCCACGCCGGACCATTCCCGCACGTTCTCCAGGAGGAAACCGTGACGGGTCGAAAAGGCGTTTTTGTCCCGGCCTTCGTCGGCGACGTCCATCGCGCCCAGTCGCTTGCCTGTTGGCTGGATGCCCAGCTTGATATGCGCGTCGACGGCGGCCTGTACCCAGTCGGACGGGATCAGGACGCCTTCCGCAGATGCGCTGTAGTTCAGGTCAAGTTCCTGCGCCACCACCACCGGATTGTCGATTTTCTCGCACTCCCTGCGATACCACTCTTCATCCTTGCGAGGATCATCCCGCCAGTGGAATGTGAATACCGGTATCTTCCCGCCGTGACGCTTCTGCGCGAACGGGTTCGCCATGCCATTAACCGAGCTCAGGTCAATACGGCAACGGGTGGTTTGCGACAGCGCCGCATCAATCAACAGAGGACGCTGGAGGAATGCAGCTTCATCCACCAGGTAGAGCGTGGTACGGTCACCACGACCGATATTGTCGCCAGCCTCGCCTTTGATGACCGCGCCAGTATCGGGAAACTCAACGCGCATATACGGCGCATGCTTCTTCTCGTCCCACGAACCACGAAACTCGATGGGCAGTGTTTCCACGAACTTTCGCGCCTTCCAGAACAGCGCCTTCGGGTCACCGGTGCTGTCGACGTATTCCTCTTTACGGGAGCCGAAACCGATAACCATTTCTTTGTTGAAGAGACAAAGCGAGCAGGCCAGCCCGATCGCGGTCCAACTGAGCCCCATTTCGCGGCTCTTTTCGGTGATGCCGTTCTCCAGTCGTTCGCGCCGCTCCATGATCCAGTGAATCCACTCTTCCTGTTTCGGGAACAGCAGAAAAGGGATGGTGACCGGCAGGCCATAATCGATGTTACGCGGGTCAGTAGTCATACCCCAGTCGATGATGAACTGTGCCGGGTTGGTGCGATAAAACTGCTTTAGCGCTGGCAGCATTTCAGGGTTCTGGCGAATGCGCTGTAAGCGCTCCATCCGCCATTCAAAAACCATCTGGTAATCAGGGTTTCTGAAATCGAATTCAAACGGGAGAGGCATGATCACCCCATCATCTTGCGGTAAATCTCTGCGGCCTGATCTGCGGTGAGGTTGGTCGTCTCGGTCTTGATCGGGCCGCCATCCTTGCCAGTGCTCTCAACCTTCAGCTTATTGGTGTAAGCGTCGCCAACCTCTTTCGCGGCCTGTTCGATAAGCTGCGCCGTCAGGGAGAAGTTTTTCATCCCCTCGGTTTTGGTTGCCATGCGGTCAAGCACGCGGAGGCGATAGGATTTGTTCGCTATCGGAATGTCGCTGGTTTCGGTCAGGAACCGTTCGCGCGTCGCGTGGAACATCTCGATCCACTTTTTGGCGAGCGTCTTACCGCTGGCCTTCGTGGGGTCGTGAGATTCAGCCTGCTGGCGGGTGATCTTGATCCCGAATTCTTTTTGGACAGCCTCGACCACCTGCGATGGCGTGTCATAGCACGCAAGCGACTGAATGATGAAGGCTTTCACATCAGGTTTTAATGCAGCCATAAATCACCATTCGTCTTATACAGTCCAGTATTTAAGCCAGTCGCAGCATGCACGTCCCGCACGCTCTGGCAATATCGAGATGAGCAACCTCCGCTGGCTGATTCGCCGCATCAATCATTTCCTGCACGTCCCGGCTCGCACCGTAACGGCGAACCACGCCCACAAACTCTTCCACGTCATGGCCGCGCAGCTTCAGCTTTGGCTGCCCTTCCTGCGTGAACTTCGGCGCACCAAATTCATCTGTCGCTTGGCAGATGTGATAAAGCTCGTGCTCTATCAGCGCGCAGAATTCCAGATCGGAACATTGCGAGCAGTAATCGGCGGCCAGCGTGATGATGAACTGCGGCACCCTGCCGAACCATTCATACATCTGCTGCTCCATCCGCGCTTTCTGCCAGCCTCCGGCCCGCATTGCCACTTCTTCCGCCTGCCCCAGCACGGAACGCCCTTTCTTCTCGAAAGCGTTCGATGCCCAGAGAAAGCACAGATCCGCTTCAAGCAAATGCTGGTGGTCATGGTTGTAGAGGTCACCCTCATCGCTCAGGATGTGCTGATTCAGCCACTCGCCAACGTCATTAGCGGGCATTATGCTGATGTAAGGCTTCGGGTCAGGTGGCATCGTAAAATGCGCTGGTGGGTGTGGTCTGTTCATGAATAATCCCAGTGCTCCATTATCGAAGCCACTCAGTAAGGAATGGCTTTTGTGATGGCTACTTCGCTTTTGCTTTTGCTTCCGCTCGCTGACGTCGGCGCTCTTCTTTCCTCTCGGCTTTTGCCATGTCCATGAATGCCTGCATGATCGAGTTCCGCATCATGTAGCTAACAAAGTGATGATTGACACAGCCGTTGAGGCGCAGCTGCTCGCCAAACTCATCCACCGAGGCCAATGCTTCCATCATGCCCTTCTCGCCTTTCATGAACTCTGAGAAGTCGCGCCCCGCTCTGGAGGCGCATTCAATGACACGATCACTCATCCCGGAAGCCCGGGGATCGTAATCTGCAGCTGGTTAGCCAGGGAGTTAATCTCAGCGACCAACACTGGCTTCGTATAGCGCCATGCCGCCAGCCCTTGTCCGCAGAAACTCGCCATGTCTTTCTTCTGGTCAAACTCATGACATTTCATGTTGAGCTGCGCACTTAAGCTGTTGCGATGCTGAAGTTCTCCGGTGAAGTAGTCATCGAGGACTTTATAGGCCGCGTACTTGAACCCGGGGTTTAACCAAGCCGCATAATCGTAAGCAACAAACTTCCCGCCATATGTTCCACCGTGTACACCGCGCTCAGTAAAAACCACAGATTCGTGGTTTTTCTCCAGCTCGGCTAAGAACTCTTTGGTCTGCTTGTTTCGCAGGTAGTGGTAAGGCGATTCAGATTCACTTTTACCACTGGCTTTCCACATATCAGTGAGGCAGATCATGCCATCTTCACCGATACGAATTGGTTGATTGAAGAGGGTTAATGATTTCATAGCGTGTACCTACTCTTTGAAATGAACCTTTGCCGCACAGGAAACCAGCCCACCGAGGCTCGCCAGCACTAACTGGTATCCTCAAAGGCCCATTCCAAAGGGGCAGGTTCGGTGTAAAAAACATGCGTTGCGGTACGCATTTATTGCAAAAAGCCCCGCATCGCGAGGCTCATTAAATTGACTTTGTGATTTGCAAAAAAATTATTTCAGGCATTGCGTCCTGATGTATTCCTGCAGGTAGTTAACCTGCGCGGTTATCTTGTCGATTCCACTTCGGAGACGGTAATAATTGAGTTCAGCATCTGCTGTAAGTCTTGGGCTTTCTCCATCGCCCATGCTGCTGGCTCCGGTCGTTGACTTTGCACAGGTGGCGGCGACTTGCAGGCGCTTACGCCCAGCAGAAACATCAGCACGGAGGCTTTCGATAGTCGCGTTAGCATCAGCAAGCTCCTTTGTGTATCTGGCGTCGAGTTCTGCTACATCACGTTGACGCTTCTGCATATCAGCGATGATGGATGTGGCTTTATTGCGCTGCTCTTTGTAGGTAATGGCGTTATCACGGTAATGATTAACAGCCCATGACAGGCAGACGATGATGCAGATAACCAGAGCGGAGATAATCGCGGTTACTCTGCTCATACCTCAATCTCTCTGACCGTTCCGCCAGCCTCTTTGAATTTTGCAATCAGGCTGTCAGCCTTATGCTCGAACTGGCCATAACCAGCCCCGGGCAACGAAGCCCAGATATTGCTGCAACGGTCGATTGCCTGACGGATATCACCGCGATCAATCATCGGTAAAGCGCCACGCTCTTTAATCTGCTGCAATGCCACAGCGTCCTGGCTTTTGGGAGAGAAATCTTTCAGGCCAAGCTGCTTACGATAGGCATCCCACCAACGGGAAAGAAGCTGGTAACGGCCTGCAGCTGTTGATTTGAGTTTGGGGTTTAGCGTGACAAGTTTGCGAGGGTGATCTGAGTAATCAGTGAATAGCTCTCCGCCTACAATGACGTCATAACCATGATTTCTGGTTTTCTGACGTCCGTTATCAGTCCCCTCTGACCACGCCAGCATATCGAGGAACGCCTTACGTTGATTATTGATTTCCACCATCTTCTACTCCGGCTTTTTTAGCAGCGAAGCGTTTGATAAGCGAACCAATCGAGTCAGTACCGATGTAGCCGATGAACACGCTCGTTATATAAGCGAGATTGCTACTTAGTCCGGCGAAGTCGAGAAGGTCACGAATGAACCAGGCGATAATGGCGCACATCGTTGCGTCGATTACTGTTTTTGTAAACGCACCGCCATTATATCTGCCGCGAAGGTACGCCATTGCAAACGCAAGGATTGCCCCGATGCCTTGTTCCTTTGCCGCGAGAATGGCGGCTAACAGGTCATGTTTTTCTGGCATCTTCATGTCTTACCCCCAATAAGGGGATTTGCTCTATTTAATTAGGAATAAGGTCGATTACTGATAGAACAAATCCAGGCTACTGTGTTTAGTAATCAGATTTGCTCGTGACCGATATGCACGGGCAAAACGGCAGGAGGTTGTTAGCGCAACCTCATGCCGCCCGCTTTCACGAAGATCATGTGTAGAAGGCCGCAGCGTAACTATCACTGATGAATTCAGGATAGCCAGTGGCTACGGCTCAGTTATGGTGCTGGTTAACGGACTTGAACCGCTACCCATTCGCTTACAAGGCGACCGCTCTACCATTGGAGCTAAACCAGCATGTTTGGCGGGACAGCGTGGACTCGAACCACGATAAGAAGGTTAACAGCCTTCCGTAATGACCTTTATACGACTGACCCAAATAAAAAAATCCACCGTTGCAACTTAAGAGTCACTAACGGCAGCTTATGCGAATAGTGTTGCTCATTTGCTCAATGATGTCAACACGTTCTATGCTACATGTTTAATTTTCTCTACACGTTTCCGGTTTTTAAACGCACTATCCAGAACTGGGTAAATCATAAACAACGAAGCATTGAGGATTTCGTCAACTTCCCGGCGACAGGTTGCGAGCGATGGTTTTTGAATACGCCCGCCGCCCCGGCATAACATCTTGCGAGGTCTTGCGACACGATGATAGTAAGATGCAATGGCATGCTTGGAAGATCCATGAGCGTAGTAGCTGAGGAGGATGCCAAAGGCTTTCTTGTCAATGCACATGACGGAATCGACGACCTGAGAAATCAACATTCCATCATCATCATTACACATTGGCCTTGTCATAATTCTTCCCGGCTCTACGCTCTCCATGAACTTCGCTATTACGCTGCTCATGCGCTTTTCCAGACGACCTGAATAAACCCATGCGCCCCACAGTTCAAGCCAGCCATTCAGCCACTCGTGCTGCTCTTTGGTGAGGTTTAGTTCTCTTATGCTCATCGTCTTCCCCTCTTGCCTTGTTTGACCATCAGGACGCCGTTAACTATTACGTGACGCTCGCCTTTGCTGTCTCGGTTGTACTTGAGCACTGTTCCTCTTGCGCAGGAAAGCATCCTCGCCACTTCGGTCTGATTGCCTCGTGTCTGGATAAGAAGCTCTGGTATCGTTTGAATTGTGGCGTTCATGCGTTCTCCAGTTCGGTGATTTTTATTCCAAGCCGTCCGCCTGGTACTTTCACACCACGAATTACGCGAATGTCATCGAATTGCTCGTCGTCTTCCGCAAATCCGGCGTGGATAAGGGAATCGAGTAAACCTTTCAGGATGTTATCGAGGTCGCGGCGGCGGGAGTCTGGAACGTCTGCGATGACTTTGATGCGGAGTCGTGATTTGGTGAAAATGTCTAACTTAAGTTGGCGGATGATTTGCTGAACGTCTTTTCGGTATTTCTGGCCTTTATCGCTGATGTAGTATTGGCTTCCCCGTCTTCGCCAGTAGGTATTCACCGACGGCGGGTATGGAAGCACAAACTGATATTCGTTCATGACTTAATCTTCCCCTCCCTCAGCAGTATCGCCTGCGTTCTGATCACGCCTTCGAGGTGGTAAAGTCTGGCGTCTTTGTTGTCGAGAATCATTGTGCGTCGGTCGATCTCCGCGTGGCAGTCACTACAAGCCCATGCGCCGATCAGGTCGTCAGGCTTCATTCCCGTTCCGCAAATTCCAGCCATCCGGTAATGTGCCAGAACTGTAGTTTCAGGATTACCATTGCATACACCGTAAATACGTACCTGGCATTCTCTGTTGCGCGCTTCTTTGCGTAGGTTAGCCATTAAGCAGCCTCCCCTGTTACTTTCAGCATTCCGTTATCGAGCAGCTTTCTGGTCAGCCACTGTTGGCCACGCCCGGTGATTTTTGTGGTGAACGATATCTGTATTCCGTGATTTGTGTTGACCGCTGTTTCTTTCACTGTGAAATAGCCGCGATCCATATATTCCTGCATTGGCACATTGCGCCGGGAACCTGAAGCAATAAGGATTTTGTGATCGCGCATCCACGCAAACAGTTTGTTTGGACCAATACCGACAACCTTTGCAAAGTTTCCAATCAAAATTCCGCTGGCCTCGCCAACGCGATCGGCAAACTCAACTTTAGGTGCGGCAATTGCGAGCTGGTTTTCCAGTTGCATTTTCTGCTCAGCAAGATCAGCAGCAAGGCGCAACGCTTCCGGTAGCGTTTTGGGGATATTAACCGCAGCTTCTTCAAGCTCTCTCCAGCGGTCAACAAGGCGAGCGGTGAACTCTGGCGACAATTGGGCGACGACAATAATGCTGTCTCGCTTTCCTTGTTCGCCCTCGAAGACGTAGAAATAACGCTTCCCGGTAATAACACCTAAATCATTGATTATGTTAGTGTGCTGCAATGCAGGAGGCTTGATAACGCCACGTTTCACCAATCTATCTATGGATACTTTTACATTGCTATGGCGGCTTTCTACCAACTCAGCGATTTCAATGCTTGTCATTTTGATGGCGTTGCCATTTATTAACTCACTCATCGTCTTCTTCCTCGTACATTGAGCTATTCGGATCGCTCATCAGTTCTGCGCAGCAATCGGAGCACACGTGAACTTCCAGCACATGCAGCTTCTGGCCGCAGTTAGCGCACGTTAAAGCTCGCTCGACGCTTTCTTGTTCGTAACTTCGATTTTGGTCAATCACCTTGTTTTCCTCGCACGTTCTCTAAGCCACCGGATATCCCACAGGTGAGCCGTGTAGTTGAAGGTTTTTACGTCAGATTCTTTTGGGATTGGCTTGCGTTTATTTCTGGAGCGCTTCGTTGGAAGGTATTTGCAGTTTTCACAGATTATGTCGGTGATGCTTCGTCGCTGTCGTCTCATTCGTACCTCCTGTCGGTAAATCTGACACCCTGACCAATAGCCCATGCTGTCGTGTACTCAATCAGGCTTGCCATGCGCTTCACGCTCATCTGCGCGCTACTTTCGCGAATGTTGACGTATTCGCCTTCAAGCCCGGGCAAAACATCAGCTTCCTGCTTTGTTGCCACTGCATGACCGCTTATCAACAAAACCTTCCATTGTTCTGGTTTTAACCATTTGCCGCACCATTGAACCTGACTTGCGATATCCGCCAGCATCGCGTGAAATTTTGCGTTCTGGTCAAGGTTGCGCTTGTAGTCAGTAATGCGGATGGTAACTGGCTTGTCTTTATCGAGTGGTGTTGCGAGGATGGCGGTGATTGCGGCTTGCTGTTGTTGCTTACTCCTGAGGAAAATTGTCTGTTTCATGGAATTCCTCAATATGTGTAAAGGCTATATCCGTTTTTATTTGTCCTGGTGCCATAGCCATATAGGCTCCAGTCATCCTGTTTTCTCTCACCAAAAATATGCTTGCGGTATTCTTCCTGCTGGCGTCTCCATATTTCCATCATGTCTGGCTGGTTCTTTTCTCGCATTTTTCGGATCTGCTCAAGGATGAACTCTATTTGCTCCTGATTTGTCATGCTCACTCCTTCACTTTAAATCCAGGATTCGGATAATTCTGTCACAATGAAAATCAGTATAGATTTTAACCAACCGGCGAAGAACGCGGTCACGCGGATAGCGTCGTGCAGCAGGTGAATGCTCATACAACTCATCAATCGGCAAACTGGACGATGAACGATACCGATACCAACGCACCAACTCTTCACGAAAATTAGCCCTGACAAGCTCAGCTATCGTACTCATTTCTTAAAGCCTCCAATTCCCTCTCCCCCAAATAAAAAGGCCTGCGATTACCAGCAGGCCTGTTATTAGCTCAGTGATGTAGATGGTCATTGCCTTACCTCCATAAGCGCCCTATTAATAAACGCCGTCATTGGATTTGCACATCCCCACCCCGTACCATCTGGATTTCTTTTAATTGGCTCCTTCTTCACTTTGCGTTTTGCATAAATAACCGTCTTCCACTTACGCTCAACAACACTCAAATGCCCTTGTTTCACCATATGCCTTGCTGCTTGAGCGATTCTGTTATTTGGTATTCCGGTAATCAGTGCTAATTCATGTGGGGAGAATTGTTCATGAGTTTTCAGATATTCCAGGATGATTTCTTTTCCAGTCACGATCTGCTCCTGTAACTATCCCATGTAAACGCAAGGGTGCATCCGCCGCCATCATTCATCCTGTCAATAACACGCTCACCAATGAATGCCGAAAGTTCATCTTTGCTCTGATTACTAATCAGGATTGTTGGCTTCATGTATTCATATCTGGTGTTGATAATTTCGAACATGATTAGCTTTTCAGCATCACTGCCGAACTGCACGCCAACCTCATCGATTATTAACAAGTCAGGATGCGTAAATTGCCTAATGACTTCTTCTTCAGTTCTGGTTGCGGCCTTAGACCATGTTGATTTGTACTCTCTGGCAATTTTCAACGCAGTGGTAAATATCACAGAGCTTTGATGCTCGATAATGGCGTGCCTAGCGATAGCCAGTGCAAGGTGGTTCTTTCCAGTTCCAGGCTTACCACACATGACCAGTCCGCCACCTTTCTGAAGGCGTTCAGGCCACTTACTGGCATATGCCTGGCATACCTTAAGAACTCGCTTTGCATCATCGTTAACAGGCTCATAATTCTGAAGAGTGCAATTTTTGAACCTCTCTGGAATATTGAGAGAATTCAACAAATATTCAATTTTTGATTGTCTTGCTCTTTGTTCTGCCTGCTCACGTTCAATCTCTTTCTTACGAATTTTCTCCTCAAGGCACTGTGGGCACTCAGATTTACTTGAAGTAATTCTTTTTCCTGAGATGGTCATATATTTCTCATAGGAAGTATATTTACCGTGTTTCTCGCACTCTTCCACTGTGCTGGTAACTGACATTCCATCTGATGCTGATCCAATTTTGCTAAACTCAAGTTTCTGTTTCAGATCAGAAATGTCATTGATTTTTGAGTCTACAAGTTGCCTTTGCAGTGCCAGATTGTAACCATTTGTCGTATTCATATTCACTCCTGCGCCCATGAAGGCATTTCAGTTTGCCCGTAATCTTTGGCGGCAAAGTTTTCCTGCATAGCTCGCTGCTGCGGCCTCGGTTGAGATTTCCCCTTTGGAGTCTTGGGTTCAAAAATCCCCTGCCAACCACTGGCGATGCTCTGGTTTATAATTTCTTCAGGTGTATATCCCTTCTCCAGACTTCTGCTTAGAACGTTGATAGCCTGAGTGACACTTTGCTTAGACTTGATCGACTTACCTATCTCCTTGCGATAGGTAACCAACGACAACCATGTTTCTGCTGATAACCAATCAGGCAACTCTGTTTCTAGCGGGTCGAACTTCTGAGAAACTTTTTTGGGGGATATAGGGGGTTTATTAATATTTTCTTTTGTCTTTAAAGAATGTCTTTTGTGTGTCTCTAACTTCGAGACATTGAGTGTCTCTAATTTGGAGACATTTTTTGTCTCTAACTTCGAGACAAAGTTGCTAACTTGGAGACACTTGCTGAATTGCCACGCAGATACCTCACTGTTTACACCGATTTGATTTCCATCCATAAACAGGCAATTCATTGAAATCAGTTCTTTTTTAGCCTTGTTAACATTCTGCCTTGACAGTCCTGTTAACTGAGCAATTTGCTCATCGGCTATTCGATCTGTTTTCTTATTGAATCCATATGTTTTCCGGACGTAGGCCAGCATAACTTTCAACTGGCGAGCGGTTAAATCAGCACTTGCGATAGCTTCCAGCAGCTCGTTAGCGAATCTGGTGTAACCATCATCGATATCAGCCACTCTTCGCTCCTGTTCAACAGGTTCACTCTTCGACAGGTAAAATACTTCAGCCAGGCTCATTTCCAACCTCCGCATCAAAGCATTGGGCTTCAAGAGACTTAACCATCACCACACTGCCATCTGTATTAATAACTATCGATGAGTTATATTTGCTTATCAGTTGCTTCGCGTAATCAATTCCGGCGCGAATAAGGAAATTTTTCACCGCAGGAAGATGACCAACTACACTACCCAGACCTTGCTCTATAAGCTCCTCATTAAGATCAAGCTCATTTTCATGGCGAAAAGAAATGAATGAGTCGTAAATTGCGTATTCTGCCGTCTCGCCATTTCTTTCAGGGCCAACCAGCGCCCTTATTTCATTTAGAGATTCAGAAAGCTCATTATCTTCAAGCTTGAAAAACTCTCGATTATCACTAAGCCTCTCTTTTGCAAAGGCTTTATGAATGAGTTTTTCATCTGATGCGGGATTATTTGAATGAAAGGCTGCTATCACCTTAAATGGCTTAGGAACGCCAGTAGAGGCTGAAATTTCTTTAGCCCTAACTTCTGGTGAATGCTTAGTCATCCCAATCTTATAAATTCCTGGCATGCACTCATTAGAAAGCACATAAACAAAGCCATTTGATTTAAAATCATCTGGCACCTTCATGCTCTTCAGAACCTGGAATTTGTCATTTTCGTATGTCATAATTACTCCTGTGGATTGATCCAGTAATTCCCTCAGAATTGCATATCAATTTGCTCAGAATCCTCGGTGGCAGCCGGGGATTTTTTCTTTGTGATTCCATCCAATGCATACTTAAAAGCCCTGCTAATCGGACTGATGTCTGATGCCATTCCGAAAGCACACAAGACCGAAGCAATAAACCTCCAGTCCGTTCTGCTTATCTTCGATTCATGACAGCCAATCATCTTTGCCAAACCGCGCTGGGTAAGCGTTGACAGGTTGATGAGTAAATCAGTTTCAGCGCGATCAATTTCTCGCTGTGTTGGCTTGCTGTAACTTGCTTGTGTCATTTCTTAATATTTCCAATAGTGAATAGTTAGTTGAAAGGTATGCGTGGAAACGCATATGACCTTAGTTGGTCAGATATCTTGGGGCTCGCTTTGTCAGCGACGTAGGACGAATGTCCATTGTGAAAAGAGCGGTGTTACTTATGCTGCTGATGCTCTACGCGATACGAACACCAGGTTTTCCTTTTTCACGGGTTTATAGGCCGTGAAATTACGAGTAGCTTCTTCGATTGCATTCGCTTTATCAGGGGAAGCTCTTCGAAATCCATATGCAATCTGGTCAAGATAGCCAACTGAAGTTTTCGCTAATGCGGCGAGTCGCTTCCATTCCTCACTAGAAGCCTCTTTTCGCCAGCGTAGTAGTTCATTACTCATTAGTGCCTCCGTTTATCATACAGAATAACTTTACCATTTTGATAAATCAACCGCAATGTAAATTTATCATATTGCGTATTTATCCATTTGCTAAATAGAGGGAGAATTGTGAGATGGAAAACAAAGATATTCGCAAATCGAATCTGGCGTTTTTGCTAGATGAGCATAAAAAAATCGCGGGTAACACTAATGCAAGCTTTGCCGATAAGCTTGGGGTTAGCCCTTCTCAACTCACGCAAGTCTCCGGTGAAAAAAGCACTCGAAACATAGGGGATAAACTAGCAAGAAAATTTGAAGCCGCACTTGGGTTACCTAATGGGTGGCTTGATTTGGTACATGATGTAACACCAATTGCATCATGCTCAGATTCTTTAACTTTTGTCGGTCAGGTAAGAAAAGGGTTAGTGCGCGTGGTTGGTGAGGCAATTCTTGGTGTTGATGGTGCCATCGAGATGACCGAAGAGCGCGATGGGTGGCTCAAAATTTATAGCGATGATCCAGATGCCTTTGGCCTTCGTGTGAAAGGAGACAGCATGTGGCCTAGAATAAAATCAGGAGAATATGTACTCATTGAGCCTAACACCAAAGTATTCCCGGGTGATGAGGTGTTTGTCAGAACCGTTGAAGGACACAACATGATTAAGGTTCTTGGCTATGACAGAGATGGAGAATACCAATTTACAAGCATCAACCAAGACCACAGGCCAATAACGTTGCCTTATCATCAAGTAGCAAAGGTGGAGTATGTGGCTGGTATTCTGAAGCAATCTCGCCATCTGGATGACATCGAGGCAAGGGAGTGGCTGAAAAGTTCGTGACTTCATCGTCACATAGCTGATAGCCAGTGGCCTGAAGAGACGTTTGGGTGATAGGAATGGATGTTAAGGATTAAGAATGTCAGCGATTGATCAACCTGCGCAATATGTTATCAAGTCAGAAGACGACTTTGTATCTTTTGTAACGGAAATGCTCGGAAGGAAGGATATCGACTCAAGCGACTTCACATTCCCTAACGTAGTTTTCAGTGGATGGCCAAAGATCAATATTAATGTAAAAGGCGATCCAAATAGATATAATTCTTCATTGACTGCGTCAATGCTTTTTGGTATGGCAGAGCTTACGCATGAAATACAAAAAGCATTTACGGTAGTCAGTCACAGCACTCATAATCGGCAGAAGCTAAAAGATGCAGAGAAAGGTTTGCTGGATATTGTCTACCGAATAAGCGAAGGCTCAAGCCAAGCGGATGGTGACTCAGATCCGATTGTAAACGGAGTGGTGACAGTGTTTACTCAAGCGATAGGCAAAATGACAGGAAGGCAAGCACTATGCGCCGTCGCCGCTATCGTCTTAGCTGCCAGCACGGTAGGCTATAAGTGGATCAGTGAGTACTACGAAACACAGCGACATGACCAAGATTCTCAGGTGCAATTGGTGGAAAAAAGCACCAAAGCGGTAAACGAAGCACAAGACAATGTGCTCAAGTTGTTGATTAGCGGTCAAACAAACATTAGCAGAGAGGTTCTGGCTCACGGCGAGGATGGTAAAAGCAAGTTGCTTAAAAAGCTTGCTCAAGACTCGTCAGTTGAGAGGGTAACAATTGGTCAGAGAGTGGTAAATAGAGAACAGTTGAATACCTTAAACCAAAGACAATCAATTGATCGAAAAAAGGAAACTAGAAGAGATAACTTTTATGTCACGGGCGTTCGTCGCTCGGGAGAAACAAATCAGGACATAAATATTGACGTCATAAGGGTTTCAAATGGTGAATCTTTCACCATAAAAACCTCAGCCGACATAACATCTACTGATGAGCTTCTTGAGTTTTTGAATGCTGTAGCCAAAGAATCAACTGTTGAAATTTCATACCTAGAGGTTGTAGAAAATGGGCACATTTCAACAGGGCAATTGATAAATATATTCCCCAGCGAACCAGAGTGATGCACTCCAAACCCGGCCACCGAGCCGGGTTTTTTTTGCCTCTCGATCCCCCACCTAAAAAAACATAACTCATTGTATTTATTGAAAAACTGATTGATACAACTTGCTAAACCACGCAATCCAGATCTCCCTCAAATCTCTTTATTTATCCTGTCGAATTCCTACAACAAAATAAAACACCATAAGAATCAATACGATATTTGAAAATCAAAAGAATTTATCATTTTGCTATTGCCATTAATTTATCATTCCGATAAAGTTTGCCCATCAGCAGGACGCACTACTCACCAGGGCGGTGAATATACAACGATTCGAATATGAATCTACGGCGCTGACAAAGCGCAATAACCAAAGTGAACTTTGGGGTGTGGTGAAGCCAGCTAGTCACTGGCAAGTGCTTACCTACTGTTGAGCGGTGAAGCGCTCCCAACGCTAGCAATAGCGTGGACGAGATGGGGAGCCGCGGGCGATAAGGCCGCCATAACGCGCACGTTGTCGCATGGAAAAATCACTGGGGTGCCGGTTATACCCCTCCGAATGAGACTCAACAAGCTGGAGCTAGACTACCAGCCACCACACCACCAAAGTTCATCAGGAGGTCTATATGACACGCAGAACTCAGTTCAAAGGCAATTCACGTTCTCGTCGTCGTGAGCGTTTAAAGGCAAAGGCATTAGCTAACGGCGTACTGGCCCGCGAAGAAGCAATAAGTTCAGAAGTATTACACCGCCCTACTCTAAGCAGAGCGCAGATTCAGGCTAAAGGTACTCACGAAACGCCTGAGCGCATAGAAGACGCTAAGCCAATTAAGTTCATGGCACAGGACGTGATCTGGCAACAGAAAGAATACAGACGCAATCTGGAGCGAGCGGCCATTGTGTACGCGAATGAGTTTGGACATAAGCAACCAGAAACTGGTGTATGTCTTCCAAACGTAGCCATTTACGCGGCAGGCTACCGGAAATCAAAACAACTGACAGCGAGGTAAGTGATGAATCAGACATACATTCCATCATGCTTGAGAAATCTGCCAAAGCAGAAAGCAAAGCCCCGCAAGCAAGCCATAAAGGACGCTAAGGAAGAGGTTATTGATCAAGCAATACAATTGCTCAGGGAGGAGTTAAGAAGTGGCAAGCTCGAAGGAATCATGATGCCCTATCAGCGCGGATATCTATCGGCGATTAGTAAGTTGGAAGTATTGAAGAGTGAATTATGAACTATCTGGAATTTCCGGATGGTTCATTGTTTTGGCAGCAAACCACTTATTTGAGAGCTGATACATGAGAGTAAAAACTATGGGCGCAAGCCCATTAAGCGGTCGTATTTTTCAAGGAACATTAAACACTGAAAAAGGAATGTGGGTAGGAAAGAGAGAAGATGTCACCGATCAGGCAGTTAGGGCAGTAGCCGAACACATGATGATAAAAGACCAGAAATATGCATACGAAACGAAGGATGGCAAATGGCTGATAATAAGTCATCAACTGGTTGATAAATTACCAGAAGAGTTTGTTGATGGTTAAATTTGCTTTGGAATAAGCAACAGAATAAACACTGCACTGTGTATTCATTCCAACGAGTGAATACACGGAGCAATGTCGCTCGTAACTAAACAGGAGCCGACTTGTTCTGATTATTGGAAATCTTCTTTGCCCTCCAGTGTGAGGGCTTTTTTATATGCATACCAATAACGCTTCACTTGAGGCGTTTTCGTTATGCAATCAAACAGAAGGAGCATCCTATGCAACAGTTCGCTATTGCAGGGGCGGCATCGGTTCGCCCTTTCAACCCGATTTTATCGGTACAGCATTCACGAAAAAATATTTTAACCGGAGCAGACTTTAAACAACCAAGAATGAAAAGTTTGCTCGAAAAGCTTTGGGATATTTTGAAACAACAAGGCCGTCCATGAGTTTTACAGATAACTGGTCAGACGAAGAATTCATTCGTCAGATGAAAGAATTAATCGGTAACGAAGGAGATATTCATGTCACTTGCAACCACAGTGAAGGAGAGCAAGTTACAGAGACGCATGTACACGCAGAAAGCTCTCTGGTATCGCCATAATGGTGACCGCGAAGGAATGCGGGTATGCCTTAATTTGTCCCGAGTCGAAGTATTAAATCAGCGTTATTTCCTTGGGCCGTGTCCATTCTGAGGTGAATTATGGATTTGAACAAATTCGATGAGCCATTCAGCCCTGAGGATATCGAATGGCGAATACAGCAAAGCGGTAAAACACGCGATGGCAAGGTGTGGGCTATGGTGCTGGCTTATGTCACGAACCGGGCAATCATGAAACGCCTGGACGATGTTTGTGGCAAAGCAGGATGGCGCAATGAATACCGCGATATTCCCAACAACGGCGGCGTTGAATGCGGCATATCAATAAAGATTGATTCCGAATGGGTAACCAAATGGGATGCTGCTGAAAACACGCAGGTAGAAGCCGTCAAAGGTGGTCGTTCAGGTGCAATGAAGCGCGCTGCCGTTCAGTGGGGAATCGGTCGGTATCTGTATAACCTTGAGGAAGGTTTCGCACAAACATCTCTCGACAAAAAGCAGGGATGGCACAGGGCAAAACTCAAGGATGGAACAGGATTTTACTGGCTCCCTCCATCGCTGCCAGGCTGGGCAATCCCAGCATCAGATAACAAACCATCACCAGAAAATACCAACCAGAAATCTCCATCGGTTGACTGCGAACAAATCCTGAAAGACTTCAGCGATTATGCGTCAACAGAAACTGACAAGAAAAAACTCATCGAGCGTTATCAGCGTGACTGGCAATTAATGGCTGGCAACGAGGAGGCGCAGGCTAAATGCGTTCAGGTAATGAACATCAGAGTTAACGAACTAAAACAGGCGGCATAAATGTCTCACTTGGACGGAATTATTAAAAGATTCGAGTCCAGCTACAAAGTTAATGAAACAACAGGTTGCTGGGAGTCTACCTATTCAAAAAACAAAGGAGGATACACAAAATTTGTAGCCTTTGGCGTAACAATGCTTTCTCATCGGGTTGCTTTTGAGCTTTATCACTCCCCCATTCCATCTGGGAAGATGGTTTGCCACAAATGCGATAACCCATGCTGCGTTAATCCTGAACATCTCTTTTTAGGTAGCGCGCAAGAAAACATGGACGACAAGATAGCAAAAGGAAGGCATCGTGGAGCCAAGAAAGGTCATGCTCATCATGGTGCAAAATTAACAGAGTGGCAGGTTATAGAAATTAGGAAAAGACTCTCTGAAAAAGAGAGTCAGTACAAGATAGCAAAAGACATGGGTGTATCTCAATCAATTATAAGCAACATAAAAACTGGCAAGAGGTGGAGCAAATGAGTTCTCGCGGGATAAATAAGGTGATTATCCTTGGTCGGGTAGGACAAGACCCGGAAGTTCGATACTCACCATCAGGAACGGCATTTGCAAACCTTACAGTTGCTACGTCAGAACAATGGCGTGATAAGCAAACTGGAGAGCAAAAGGAGCAGACGGAGTGGCACCGTGTGGTAATGAGCGGGAAACTGGCAGAAATTGCCAGCGAATATCTGCGAAAAGGCTCTGAGGTTTATCTTGAAGGAAAATTGCGGACAAGAAAATGGCAGGATCAAAGCGGAAAGGATCGGTTCACTACCGAAGTTATCGTGGGCGTTGGTGGAACCATGCAAATGCTTGGTGGCAAGCAAGGAGGCAATGAACAGTCTTCACCTCAGCGAAATAACGGTCAGCAACAAAGACAGCAACCTCAGCAGCAGGGAAATCACAGCGAAACACCTATGAACTTCGACGATTCGGATATTCCGTTCTAGGAGCTGAATATGAAAATCTGCTCAAGATGCCATCAACAGAAGGAAGAAAGGGACTTTCAAATCAGAAGAGCATCCAGAGATGGATTAACTGCCGCTTGCCGGGCTTGCCTGGCTGAATACGACAAAGAACGCGCTGGATTGCCACATCGAGTATCAGCAAGGAGAGAATATCAATCATCGGAACGCGGAAGAGAACGGTGTAACGCAGCCAAAAAGCGGTTCATTCAGAGCAACCCATGGAAAAGAAAAGCCCACATCATTGTGGGTAATTTTTTGCGCGACGGTAAGCTAATCCGACCACCACAATGTGAGTGCTGCGGATCAGAATGTAAACCACAGGCGCACCACTGCGACTACAGCAAACCGACCGATGTGATGTGGCTCTGCAAGTCATGTCATGTCGAGTGGCACAAACATAACAAACCTATCTACCCAGACGAGGAACCAGTAACTCTCCCCTTCCCTCGTCACGCTATTCACGCAATTTAATCAGGAGAAAATCATGCCAGCGCCTCTGTATGGTGCGGATGACCCGCGCCGCTGTTCCGGCAATTCCGTATCGGAGGTGCTGGAAAGTATCAAGAATAATCTCGGCGCGTTTCTTGCTCTGCCACCAGAAACAAAAGCAGAACGGAAGTACCGACGCGATATACAACTCGCAGAAAAACAGGAAAAAGACCGAATAAACGAAACATCAATCCGACCATTACGCAAAGCCACATATACCCACTTCCCTGAATATATCGACCCGCGCCTGCGTAATTACCGCTCACGCTATGGCGCTATCAGTAATGACTGAGGAATTTACCATGAGAGGACTTGCATACAATCCCGGCATTCTTCCGGCAGAAATGATTATTCGCCAACGCGTAAAGCCAATGCCATCGAGAGAGGAATTGCTTAAGAGAAATTCTTTTCCATCAGTGAATCAAAACAAATATCTGAATGCTATGTGGCGCAAAGGAGGCAACCAGTGAGCAAGATTGACTATCAGGTACTGCGTGAGGCAGCAGTAGCAATTGAAACAGTAGCAACGCCTCAAAAATTGCTGGCATTTCGTATGAAAGTCACACCTCAGGTTGTGCTGGCTCTACTGGATGAACGAGATGCATTAAATGAACGCCTAGCCGAACTGGAGGCTGATTTAGCAGGGCTGGCCGAAGACCACCAGAAAGCGACTGAGTCAATTAAGCAGGCTGATGCAGCTGTTAAGTTGGCACACGAGAAGTTTTCGGCGCTGGCGGCGGAGAATGCGATGTTGAAGCAACGGACACAGCAACTTATCGACATCATTAGTAATACTGACAATGACTACTGCATGTGTGGTTCTGCTATGAAAGACCACGTGCACAGCGGATGTGGTTATCCTACTGGCATGTTCGATTATTACTACAACCAGTGGCTGGAGTCAGATAACAAAACCCCAGCCACCGATGCTTTTCTGGCTGAAGTACGGGCGCGTGGCGTGGAGATGGCGGCTTGCGCTCTTGATGACGTAAACCAGTTTAATTACGCAAACATGCTTGACGATTTAGCGCAGAAACTTCGCCAGGAGGCAGTCCAATGAGCAACATCGACAAACAGGCGCTGCGTGAAATCGCAGCGGCAGCAGTTGGCGCACATGAGCGCCTTAGTGTTATGCCGCCTGATGACATTTTCGATATCTCACTGGCAGAAGGAACTCAGCTTGATGCAGATATCACTGCCTTGAACGCGCTGAACTCCGCAGCAAACCCCGCCACCGTGCTGGCGCTGCTGGCATCGCTGGAAGCCGCAGAGAAGCGAATCGCTGAACTGGAAGCGAAGCTCGATAGCGCAGATAAATTGCAAGATAGCGCATTTCGTCAT